AGTGACTTTCCCATAATACAAATTTACTTAGATTTATCTTTTAATTTTTCGTATGTTCTCATACCTCCTAGTCCTAGCATTCCTAGAAGTACAGTCATTAAATGTTCCATTTGTAAAGCTGGTGGCACTTGTTCCATACCAAAAGCAAAAATTGCTAAGTCTCTAATAATAAAATTATATGCTAAAGCAAAGCCACAAATCCAACCAATAAAAGGACGCCAACCAGCTACAAACATACTTCTATGCTGAGCCTCTACTTTATTTATTTCCGCTTGTAATTCTATTAGTCTCTGAGGGTCTAATTCTTTGCCTTTTATAGCTTCTCTTATATCTAAAGCTAAGCCTCCTATAGTTGAGTTTCCTTTGTCAGATTTTAATAAGTTAAGCAAAAATTTAATCATAGTTTATAGTATTTCCAGACGTTGCACTAACTATAAAGCCAGATAACTTCTGGAGCTTTACTTTCTGAGGTGTCGCAGTGTATAAAGGTTTTACCAATACCGACTCTGTTAATTCCAGCGTCAAGGAGTGCCTTTGTAATAATAAAGCGCTCTCTTGAGTTTGTGCAGTGTATATCTGCGGCTTTTCCCTCAATATGGGCTGAGTCTGGTTTTGAGTTTGGTAGCGAGTCATTATGGGATTGAGTTCTAAAGCCAGAATTAATTTTAAAGCTAACCCCAGCCAAATCACGAGCCAAATCAAGTTTCTCCAGAAAGTCTGCATCCATTTTAGAACCAGAACCTTTTTCAGAGGGACAGTCAAATTCATCTATACTGAAATATTTTAAAACCATTGTATAACGCTATAAATTAATTTCCATAATAAAAAGAAAGCTACAACTCCGATAAATATAATTTTACCTTTATTAAAAATACTGTCGCTATTCCAGTTATCAAAAATATATTTTTTAATACTTAATTTAATTGTTTCTAATTTTTCCATAATTACTTTTTAGGTGGATTATTTTTTAAATCGTAGTCTAAAGTTTTGTTTAATAAAACTCTATCTAGTGTGTTATCGTAATTCTCTAAAATTTGTTTTTGTAGGTCTATAATCATACCCTCTAGTCTGTCTTTTTCTTTGACTAGTAAGTCTATTTGGTTTTCTTTTTTTTCTAAAGTAGATTTTAACATATTTAACTCGTCTGGTTTCTGTCCACTTATACTTTGAATAATCATAGCCAAACTCGCCGCTATCATTCCAATTAAAGTGTTCACTATTTGAGAATTTTGCTGCGGTATTGTGTACTTAGTTAAATAAAACAATATTGCTACAACTAAGAAAAAAACCACAAGCGAACCGCTAAAGTGTCGAATCTCACGAGCCACGCCATTTTTAGGAATATGCATAATCTATTTTTTTAATTTATCTTTTATCTGTATTACTGTCCATATTAAAGAAGCTATTAATACTAACGTGCTTAAAACCATATTTATATTTACTAGACTAAAACCTACAGCTCCCATATTAATTAACCAAAGTCTTAGATTTTCTCCCATTTTTATATTTTTTCTACTCTGTTAGATATTTCAATAATAACCCTAAAATAAGTTTTGTCTTGTAAATCGTCTTCAAAGTAGGTTGTATTTTCGTTTGTGCAAGTGTAAACTTGAAATCCATTACTGCTTAAATCATAATAACCAGAGGTTCTAGTTCTAATTAAATTAAGCGCCTCGTTAACTATTTGATTGCTTTGTAACTCGCCTCCGTCGTCAGAGGTAAAAGCAGTTACTATTTCAATTCTAGTTAAACATTCAGAGTTAAAACTTGTTGTATTGTTGTCTATTTCGTTATTACTAATAGAGCTAACCTTTATATAAGGCTCAGAGGCGTTAGACGGAACTCTATTATAAACTGGGACATAAGAGCCATTTATAGTTATTGCGTCTGTTAGGCGGTCTATAATTGCCTTTCTGATATGGTGTAAAGCTTCGTTCATTTAGTAGTTTTTTTAATTGTATTATCCAGTCGGTCTAATAACTTCTTTAATTCAATTCTCATAGAACTAAAAAAGAATGGTCGAGCTGGTAAATTAACTTCTTTTATTCCTTTGCCTTTAAATTGCATAGCATACGAGGCTGGTAGACCTAAGTCCGTTAAGTCTTCTAAATTCACGAGCCGACCAGTTCCAAACTCTACATAAGGAGCGTAATTAGCTTTAGCTTTTACGAATCCTTTATTTTTTGAAGCTCCAGCTGCTATGCTTTGTTTTAACGTACCTCCAAACTTTTGACCTACTACAACGTTAGACTTCATCCTTTCTGCGCCTTTAAAAACAGTTTGCCCTATTTCATTAGACAGCTCTTGCTCAGATATTTTTTTTAACTTATCGAGTTTTCTAGTGAGCCTTTTTAAATCGCCTTTATTTAGTTTTACATCAACCAATTTTAGTAGCTTTTATAGTTGTAAAATATTTATGCACTGAGTCAAACATATCACTAATTCTATAGTCTCCAGTAACTCCAGCAATAGCTAATAAATCGGTTTTTAAAATAGTGTCAGCTGTTTTTTTTCTAACAGTTAATTCTATTTCTAAATATTGTTGGCGCTTTCCGTTTTCTTGAACTATCTCGCCTTTAGTTTCCTCTTTATAAGCCCATATAGTAGAGTTAACAGCACTCGTTGAGGTTGTACCTCCATAGCCATCTGAAGACTTGCTTAAGCGCTTTATTTCTACTCTAGTGTCAAGTTTACCAGCATCCATTAAATAAACATAGTTTTATAACCAGACAAAATATTTTTAACGCCCATTGGTATTTCGTTAACTTGTTGACCTACAACAAACTCTGCTCTATTATCATAGAACGTAGAAACTAATCTTAATACAGCTTGCTTTAGTAAACTGTCATCTAGTCCAGAGGTTGTATAAGATACTTTTATTTCTTTTGCTGGTAGTTCTTTAAGCTCTATGATTTCGTTATCCAAACCTTTAACCTCATAATCCGCAGCTGTATCGTCAACTGTAACCGACGTAATAGAAGCCACTGGAGCGAATGGTAAAACAAAACGCTCCTTTTGAAATGGTGTATAGTAAGTTCTAGTCTTAGCAACTATATCTTTAGCTATATAATTTTCTATCCATATTCTAGCCTCTGTAATCATTTCGCCTATAATAGTATCGTCTGCGGTTGTATCGACTCTAATAAAGTCTTTAGCATTTGCAGCTGTAACTATCTCACTACCAGTTGTAGAATTAATTTTAACTTGGCTGTGAAAATCGTTAGGAGTTTCACTAAAATACAGATTTCTATAGTACGCCATTATTTAGCTTTTTTAGTAGCTCTTTTTTTTGGAGCTTTAGCTTCTTTAGTTTCGACCTTAGCTTTTTCTTCTTTTACTTCCTCAGCTGGGACTCCTATACCTCTTTTAATATAATGGTCGGCAAGTTTTTGTTCTAAGTCGTGGATTTCTCCCTCACGTCTCCAGCCAGCTTGACCAGAAATAACGTCTTTTTTAATTAAAATTTTCATAAGATTATATTTCTACAAAGATAAAAAAAAGCGCCATAATAAAATTACAGCGCTACAACCAAAACTGATAAGACGATTAAAAGACTTTAATCAAATGCAAAGTTATTAAAATATTCTTTATGGTCTCCATATATTGACAGCCTAATTGTTTGCATTGACCCTTTATTTTTAAAAATAAAAAAACCGCTATATAAATCAACCCAAACAGCAAAGAAGTCAACCTTATCTATATCATAAGCAGCTTTATTATTAGCTATTCTACATTGTACGCTTTTACGATAACCCTCTGGCTTTTTAGCAGTAGATTTGACTTGTACTTTAATTAGTCGGTCTCCAGTGTCTACTATGCAGTCATAAATACTAGAATCTAGTAAAGGAAAGCTTACATTATAGCCACGCTTTAGGCATTCAGTAGCAAAGGTGTACTCTGTCAGACAGCCAACTAAGTTATTATCCAATTCGGTTAGGTTTGGACTAAGTTACAAAAAAACCCCCAGCCTTAACTGAGGGTAGAATCAACTAAAAACAAAATTGAAAACAAATGAAACTATTTATTCTTTTTTTCTATAGCTTTTAAATATTTATTTAAAGTTATAATTTTTTTTATGCTTTTGTCGATTTGTTGCATACTTTTTTTAAAAGTGTCCTTGTTTTCTTCCATATTGAAAAATTGCTAAAGATATTAATAACATAAATACTGCGTCATATTGAGCGTTAAATCTATAAGCCATTCTAAAAGCCCAAGCTATAAAAAAAAGCGCTAAAACAACATTAATTGCTCTTTCCATAGCTAACTGTTAAACATTAAAATAGCTAATCCTATACATCCTAAAAAAACTAAAGCTTCTCTGGATAAAAACCAGAATAAATTTAGATAGTCTTTTAGAGTTGTTTTTTCAGATTTAATTTCGATAATAACGTATTTTCTCATAATTCAAATTTAGTTAGACAATAAGAGGGCGTTTCCGCCCTCCGTTTTGGTTGTTTTTATTTTTCGTATTTCCAGACTCTTAGCCAAGATTGTTCTCTATAATATTTCCAGAAATCTTTTCTTACTCTTGTTAGATGACCTCTCGTTAAATATTCTCTCTTGCCATCTATTAGAATTTCATAATTCCATATAATGTCGCCATCCTCTGGGTATTTTAAATGTGGTTTAACAATTACATCTTTTCCAGTTAGCTTATAAAGTTCTCCGTTTAAGCTAGAGTAAGTTTCTTTTGTGATTAATTTTCTCATTTTATTTAGTTTTAGTAGGGGACTTTCGTCCCCTTGGTTGTTTTTATTATATTTTTGTATTGTGAAATTTATCAATAATTTTAAGAGCTTTATTAACAGCTCTCACACCTTTTAAATTATCTATCAAACTAATAGCTGTATGACTTTTTGTATAAGCCACGTTATGTAAAGTCTTAAAGTTGTCAGCTCCGTAAACCATTTGTTTTTTAATGTAAGTTGCTTGAGCTATTAACTTAGTAATTTTGTTAAGTGTTTTTTCGTTTGTATTTTCCATTTTATTTAGTTTTAGTTGTTATTGTTTTACTTTGTAAATTTAAAACTATTTTTTTAATTACCAAACTTTTTTAAAACTTTTTTTTTAATTTTTTTATTTATTAAGCATAAAAAAGGGCAACCTTTAAGAGTTACCCTTTTGAAACATAATTAATTCAAATCGTAATTATGAAGTTTCAAGTGCAGTTTTAGCAGTGCTAAACGTACCTTGCACAATCGCATTAGGTTGGTAAGTAGTCAAAGCTGCTCTTTCTTGCGCTCTAACAGTTACAAACCCATCTCTGAAGTTAGTAGAATCTTCTCTAGAAAATTCAACTCCTAGTCCGTCTCTAATCCAAAGCTGAGTAGCTTGAGCTAGATTACCTACTAAGAATTTACCAGCTGGCATAGCAGTGTTCAATGTAATTGGCACTCCATTAATAGCTGGCTGAATACCTTGGATAACTTGGTTTTTCAGATATTCGTTAGCTGTAGACTTCAATAATACAATTTTATGAAAGTCAGTAGGATTAACGATAATACTGTCAGCTTGATAGTTCAATAACGCTAATTGGTTAAGTGCAACTATTAAAACATCGTATTCGTTAGCGCTTTCTATAGCTTGATAAAACTGTCCACCGCTTGAAGTAGTAAAAGCAGTTCCGTCAGTTCTAAGACCGCTTAAATTTGGGCTAGACCCATCTCCGCTTAATATTTCTTCATCTTCTTTAGATAAAACTTTACTAGGCACTCTAGCTGATAAATAGCTAGTTAGTTGTGGAGTATCTGCTAACATTTCCTCAGTAATTCTCATAAACGTTCCAATTTTCTCAACGTTTACAGAAGTTGCTGTAATATCAAAGTCAGACTGTCCTAAAGTAGAACCTTGAGCAGTTGCAGCAGCGTTATCAGTGTAAGCGCTTTCTTTTGGAAAACGAATAGTTTGAGCGTCAGTTGTTCCGTTAGGAATTAATGAGCGGATATGTACAGCTCTACTAGGGTCAAACTTAATATCTGGAATAACAGTTTCTCCAGCTACAACGCCAGTGAAAGTATTAGCCATTGTCATATCAGAGCTTTTTAACTCAAAGCGAGCAGCGTGGCTGTTCCCTTTAATCATAGCTTCTATAGCTCCGTCTTTTAATGCTGACTCTAAAGCACCTTTAAAAGTCTTTACAGTAGCACCGCTTAGAGTCTTCTTAGACTCCATTTCGATAGCGTCCATTCTTTTTGTAGCCGCCTCGAATTTTTCATTATAATCGTTAGTAAGGTTAGAAATCTCTGACTTTAGAGAACTCTCAACTTCGCCTTTAGCGTTGTCTTGAGCTGCGTTAAACGCTTTCTCAATTTTTTCGTCAACTAAATTTCCAATCTGGTCTAACTGATTTTTAACTTCTTCAGTCATTTTTCAAATTTTTAAATTTATTAAACAAATATTGATACATTTCGCTAACGTCGTTTTTTACCTCTACTGGCTCAGTAACTTCTATATCGGTTGGCTGAGTAGCGACTTTTGCAAATAAAGACTTTAGTTTAAGTGTTTCAGCTTCTAAAGCAAAACCTAATTCGTCTGTAATATTACCTTTACGAATAAGTCTTGCAATATTATCGTAGCGCTTTAATATTTTTTCTGGGTCGTAATTTCCTTTTACGTCCATAATAAGCGCTTGGTCATTAGCTGCTAGAGTAACCGCTGAGACTTCATAAAGTTTAACCTCAGTTATATTTCTAACTCCGTTGACCATTTCTTTTTGAATAGGCATAATACCTACTGAATTTTCTGTTATGACTCCAGCTTTTATTAGCTCTATAACATCGTTGCCTAACGAGGTCTTAGCTATTTTAGCTTCAAAGACTAGTCCTTTGTCATCCTCTTCTAGCATTGACATTTTGCCCAGAGGCTTATCCATATCGTGCTGATATAAGTATTTTACTCTCTGACCATTTTCTGCTATAGTTTTTCTATAAGAGCCTTTTCTAATAATATCGTTATCGGAGTCTTTATTATCAAAAACACTAGCGTAACCTTTGACAACTCCAGCTTTTTCGTCAGCGTCTAGGAGTTCGCCCATAGGCGCTTGTTTATATAAAATTGTGTTCATAATGCAAAGATATTAATTTTCATTTACTATAGTTGTAACTAGTTCACTGGTAGCTAATCCAGAAACTATATCTGTCAGAGGTGTTATAGTCTGAGCGTTTGGTTTTGGGAATGGCGCAATAGCGCAGCGGCAGTTTACAACGTTTGAAGCTGAGCCAGCTGGGTCTCCAGCTCTGTCTAATAATTCCCCACCTACTTTAAATTTATCGTTAAAGTCTACAATCTGACCATTAGCCGCAGCGTGAGCTGAGCGTTCACGCCCATCCATTGAAGTAATCCATTTCTTTTGTAAGCTGTTTTTTCCATAGACATCAGTAGCTGACTGCATAACTCCAAGGTTAGCAGCATTTGTAGCCTCTGTCCTTACAATCCTTTCGGCTTGGTAAGTGCCAAGTTTATTAAACCGCTGTCTCAGAATACGCCCTTTCTCGGCAGCACCTCGACTTTGGAAGTCCGCATCTGTCATAAGACGCTGTAACGTTTTCTCCAGTTCCTTTTTGGCAGTCCCTTGTACAGTTACAACTCTGACCGCTGCAACCCTTTTTCCCTCTTTTGCAAATGTTGTTTCCCACGTATCTCTATATTTATTTGTTTCTAATTGTTTTACTATGTACTTGTCAATATTATTAGCATACCAAGAAGCAAACCTAAGACCAATATTGACGTAAATAGACTCGTAAAGTTCATCAAATTTATTTTTATTAAATAACTCGTTAAAGCCAGAGGTTTTGCTAGTCTTTAAAAACTGGTCTACTCCTTTGTTATATTCTTGTTTGTAATAAGACCTTATAGCTCCTATTTCTTTTTTCTCTCCTATTCTAAGCTGCTTATCGTAGGCTCTTATATATTTGTCGTCTTTGACATCAGCCATAACTTAAGCATTTTCTGAAATGCGTTTAGCCCAAGAAACCATAGCAGCACCTCCCCAAAGATTATAAGCTACGTAGCCCTTGTCTCTCCAAGGTTCGTCTTTATATTGAGGGTCTATTTTAGCGTTTTCTTTATGC